TATGTAAACAGCGTTAGAAGTAACGGTAGCTCTTCCAGTGATAGATCCGTTAGCATCGTTAACTAGGCCACCTAATGCTGACACTAATGCTGTAGCAGTAATATCTCCTGATCCAAGACGTATTCTAATGCCGTCAGCTGTTAGCGTAGCTATAGCGGATATAGAGCCTGATGAGCTTCTTACCCTTGTAGAGTTAGCTACAACTGTGCCTACACCTGTGATAGATGCAGAACCTAGTTTGGCAACTGCTCCACCTGCGGTACTATAAGGAGCTTCCGAGAATGATTGAAAGCCAAACATTAATCAGCCTCTTCTGGTGTGTTACCTTTTGCAATCCATTCTTGTACTGTTTGGTAGTCTGTGTTACCTTCATCTAGTGGAACAGACATAGTACCATTAACAAAGTATCCAGTAAGTGTTCCGTTTGCATCTTCCATATTTTTTACAGTTTCAATCATTTATAGCTCCGCACTAAAAGTAAAGTCAGTTTGATAAGGCTGTCCAGCAGTAAGACCCGCATCAAAGTCATAAGCAAATTTCATCCCAGTATTTATTGGAAAATTTCCATTAGGCACAAATGTGGGAGTAGCAGCGGTAATAATATTATATACATCATTAACAACACCTACATATGAATGGGTTTCCGTTGGAGTAGCCCTCATAGTTACTGGAAATTGGAGATTATAACAAAGAGTTGTAGCTGTAGCAGCTATAAAAGCTGAAGATGTAGCATAATAATACCTCTGACATAACTGTAGCTGTGTTGTATATTGTAGATTCTCAAAGTCTGTCGCTGTAGTGCCTACTTCTAGTTGTACGCCTGTTACTAGCCATGTAGCTCCTGATGTGCCTACTACAGATGTTGCACCAGTAGCACTACCAAGCCCTACTGTAGTTGTCCATGCACCTGCTGTATCAGAATAAGTAGTTCCCATACCTAAACTAAACCATACATCTATACCTGTTCCGTTGTTAGTTAACCAAGTTCCACTGGTTGGCCCAGTTATAGTAACTGATTTCTTTTCCCATGTATCCGCAGAAGATATGGTATAAGTATATGGATAGTTGTAATTAAATGCACTGTTTCTTAATGCTCCACCAAATGTGCCAGTTAGAGAAGACTTAACCCAAAAAGACAAAGTAATAGTTTGAGCATTTGATGTTCCCCAATTTAAATCAGCTATATTATTCCCTTCTATTTTTTGGGTAACAAAGAAATAATCAGTAGCTAATACAGAGTAAGCAGTTGATGATGTGTATTTTAAAGCCGAAGTAAATTTTGCAGGGACATCAGCAGTTTGTACTGTTGCAGAACCTTTAGATGCTTGAGAAGAACCTATACTAAATCTATCTACTAAAAATCCATTTTCTAATGCACCACTTCCTCTTTGGTTAATAGCCATATTACCGTTGATGATTCTGTTCTTTGTGCCTGCGTAAGAGTTAGGTAGCCCTGTTAATTGAGAACCATTACCAGTTGTTGTTAGCAGTGTACCGCTACTTGCAGGAAGATCTAATGTGTTAGTACCTGCAACACTAGGTGCTTGTATCGTTAACTCACCAGATGTATCGCCTTTAAGTTTAATGCTAGCCATTAAATACTTGCTCCTTTCAATTCATCTACTGTAGTCATACTGTCTACCTGATTAGTAATATCACGAAGCCTTTGTTTCTCTGCTACGATAGCCGTAGTATTATCACCTGATTCTAATGCTAGTTGGAACAATACATCTTGTGCTTCAAGCAATGGCTCACGTTTTGCACGTAGCCTATCTTTTGCGATGTCTTTAGCTTTGTCTATGTTGACTGTTATTCCCATATCCACGCATCCCTAAATGTTCTATCTGATGGTACTTCTGAATCTTCTACAATGTGATACTCTGCACCTGTTGGTATGTCTTTCATACAGGCTTCAATAGTGTCTGTTGGTATGATTACTGCTACTCCACCTTCTGTTGTTTTATATACTATTCTCATAATTATCCTTACCTAATAATTGATACACTTAGTCTATTTTCATCAAATTCACCACCATTCATATCGCAGACTGTAACATCGCATCTTGATGTAGTTCTAGTGAGATTATTTGAGTTGATTGATCTGTTAGCAGTGGCACTATCACTTGAAGCACCTAAAGAAATTGCATAATTTGTATCTTGCATTGCAGTAGAAAAATTTACTCCATATTTACCTGTTCCTAAATCTTGAACACTGCTAACATTCCCACTACCATTAATAGAAACTGTACCTACACCATTAAAGTTTACCCATGCACGACAAGCATACACAGGAGCAGAGCCACTAGCGTTAAATAAACTAAGAGCATCTGAATCTGTGTAGCCTGCAGGTAGTCCTGTTAAATTAGCTCCACTGATTGCAGGTAAGTCACCAGTTAATTGTCCTGCTGGAATTGTTCCAGATGTTGAAATATTGCCAGATACAGTTAAGTCATTAGTTACCATATTGCCAGATACAGTTAGGCCATTAGCTACCGTTACATTATCACTGGCATCTATGGTAATGACATCACTACCGTTCTTTTGTATTGATCCAGTGGTACTGGTAGGACTCTTTATGCTAATTGTCATTAAGTTCTTCCTTATTCTGGTTTAGTTGGAAGTGTTACGTTATAAGGGGCATCTTCTTGCTCTGTAATATCCCGTAAGGATTGTCTGTATGTTGCCCATGCTACTTTGTCTACAGTGCAGTCTAGTATTTGAGTCCAGTCTGAAGCTTCTAGCAACTGATTCCTTTGTTCACGTAATTGTTCCCATGCACGTGTTTCTGCACCTGCTTCCCATGCTAGGTCACTTGCTTGAATTTCTGCAATTTCTTTTGCAGATAATTCTATACGCTGACCATTAACTATTTTATGTTGTGCCATATCCCACCCTTATGATTGATTTAACCCTAATACTGTAATTTTGCCTGCTACTAAAGTACCACCTGACATTTTTAATTGTATAGAATTTTCAGTTGCTACCTCAGTGCGATGTGTACAAAACTTATACTGAGTAACATTAGCAGTTGGTTGAAACGCCATAGAAGACGTACCTTGAGCAAGAGCGGTTGTATTAGAAAAGTCTCCACTAAGAATTATTTCACCTGTAACATCTCCAGTTGCACCACCTACTACAAGATATGTTAAGTATTGAGCGTTGCTAGATGTGCCTGTATAAGCTCCTGTGGAAGACATCCTAAAGGTAGAAGTTGCCCTACTTGTATCAAAACTTGCTCCATTTTGACCAAAAAGCATTTGAAGATATGTGTTAGTATTACTTGGTTGAACACCACTTACGATTATTTTAAAAGCATCATACGATGTATAGGAACTAAAATCTACAATAACAGAAGCAGTAGAAGATAGATTTGTTCTTGATAAAACTGACCATGCACCACCACCAGGTAAGTCAGTTAGATTAGCTCCGCTGATTGCAGGTAAAGCTCCAGTTAATTCACCTGCTGGTAAATCAGTTAGATTAGATCCACTGATTGCAGGTAAGTCACCAGTTAATTGTTCTGCTGGTAAATCAGTTAGATTAGATCCACTGATTGCAGGTAAGTCACCAGTTAACTTAGAAGAACTAACTGAATCAATATCTACGTCATGGACACTGCCATCCTGTATTTTGTCTACGCCTGTAGTGCCGTTAATATTTGTTGGCATTATTCACCTTCCTTTGGATGTGCTTCTTTAACTGATCTGATATGGTCTAGCCATGTCTCTGTACCATTCATTGTGTCGTGGTATTGCATATCTAGTTGTTCTTCTAGTGGAGCGTATGCTTCCTGCCTTGCAAACTTGTATGCTTCTGGGTCTACCCAAGCATCTACTTGTGCTTCATTTATAGTTACTTCATTGCCACTTACATCATATGCTGTATTACCATCAATAGTAACAACGTCTGGGTGTAGTGAATATATCGCTTTATGATTCATTATCCTGCTACCTCCATTACAATTATTGTACTAGCACTTCTTCCATCATATCCAGAGGTATCAGAATCTCTAACACTTCTATTTAAATAAAGAGTCGTTCCATTGCTAGACCTAACACCTAACGAATAAGTAACTGCTGATGTAGTGCTTGGTGAATCTAAAGCAACCAATTGATAGTTTGGAGGAGCATTGTTACCAAAATTATTTTGAGCAACATATACTCTTGGTCTTGAGCCTGATGCATCACCTTGCAAAATCGCTGTTCCATCTCTTTGTAAAGTAGCATACCCATGACCAGTATCAGCATCAATAGCAAATTGAGTGGTTGCCATAACTAATATTTTAGAAGAGGTTGACGATGGTGTAATTACAACAGACAGCCCTGATGGGATTTGATAAGCGGTATTTGTTGTAGTATAGGCATCTGTTTTATTAGAGTTTAATACTTGCAGTATCTTTCCTGATGCTGGCAAATTAGTTAATTGAGAACCATCACCAACAATGCCAGTAGAATTAAACTGTGCTACCTCTGTAGGACTATCTGCATTACCTACACCAATCCTTAATGTTCCGTCAGGTGTTGCTGGTTGATAGATAGTAAAGTTGTTAGTAGCTGTAGCATCTGTACCTACCTGTAGCTTTTTACTTTTTACTGTGCTCATTATACCACCGTCCATGTAGAGCCATCGCCTACTGTTATTGTAATACCATCGGCTACAGTGACTGGGCCAGCAGTCATAGCATTTCTATCATCTACCAATGTATAGTCTTGGTCTAATGTGATACTGTTTTCTACAAAACCTATGCCGTTTATTGTTATGCTCATAATGTTACCTCTACCCAATTAGTTGTGTCTTCATCCCATTCATACATATTGCCATCATCTGGGTAAACTACTGGAGCTTCCCATGTCCATGTAGTTTCGTTTAGTGTCCATGATGGGTAAGGTTGTGGCTCGTAGAATACATCGTTAGCATGGTCGTATGTAAACCCTACGCCTGCATAATTACCTCGTAATGGTCTATTTTCTGGATGTTGATTAGCGTTTGTATTGTAAGATGTTTGTATCCATTCGCCTGGACTAGAGTCTACGAAGGTGTCAAAGAAGTCTGCCTCTGCGACAATAACTTGTTCTACTAATCCGTTATTTACTTTTGCGTAATGTGCCATATGTTTCCTTAAGCTGTATAAGTTCCTGAACTGTTAAATACCATAACAGTGTCTGTGCCGTCTGTTGTTACTGTAGGTGAACCTGTAGTAGTTCCTGTGTAATATGTAGTTGCTACCCGAAGGATAACTACCCCTGAACCACCAGCTCCTTCGAAAGATCCATTGTCTGAAGAACCACCACCACCACTACCTGTGTTTGTAGCTCCAGGATTATTATTAGTTGCACCAGCACCATTACCGCCTCCACCAGCACCACCAAGTCCATACAATGCTGAAAGGTAAGTACCACCGCCTCCACCACCAGCTCTAGTTACCGCTGAACCTGTGATAGAAGAGGATAAGCCATTACCTCCATTGCCTGGAGCAGAAGATGTTCCTATTACACCTTCTTGACCTGCACCTCCACCACCTCCACAACCGTACACACCAGCCCAACCTGATTGATTACCACCTTTAAATCCTTGCCCAACAGTTCCAGCTCCTCCTGTTCCATTATTAGCAATTCCAGAGCCAGACCCACCAGCTACACCAGACCCACCACCACCATAGGTAGATACAATGCTTATGTTAGTTCCTGTAATGCTTGAATTTACCCCAATAGCATTACCAGCACCACCAGCACCAACAGTAACAGTTAATACAGTGGATGTTCCTTCTGGTACTCCTATTGGAGTTTCTGTCGCTGAATTGCCTCCTGATGTTTCTGAAGCAAAAGAGTTTCTGTATCCTCCAGCTCCTCCACCACCACCTGTGATAGTTTGACCACCTCCACCACCTGCTATAACAAGATAAGATATAGTTTTGGTAAAAGGTACTGATTGCACTTCATTCCAACCAGACCCATTGTAAGTCTCTATTCCAGTTTTAGTGGTATTGTAACGCAACATTCCTACTGTTGGGCTTACTGGTCTTTGTGCGGTTGTTCCTGAAGATAAAGCAAAGTAACCAGTAGAGGTTGTTGGAGCATCATAAGCTGACCCACCTGCTTCAACCCATGCAGAACCATCATACTGTTCATAGTATGCTTCAGTGTTATTGTAACGCATCATCCCAACTGTTGGGCTTACTGGTCTTTCAGCCGTTGTTCCTACAGGAATAGTTAAACTACCCGTAGGTGAGTCTACTTTTAATACGGTTGTGCCATTAGATTGTAACTCCAATTCTCCAGACGTATCTGGTGTGATTACAACACCATTACTTGTATCTGCATTTATTGTTGATGCCATTATACGACCACCCATTTACTAGAAGCAGGAACAGTTACGGATACGCCACCAGATATAATTACTGGCCCAGCTGACATGGCGTTATAACCTGTAGGCACAGAATAGTTTGCACCTACCGTTCCATTGTTTACAAAGATACCGTTAGTAGCACCCATTTGTGGAGCTACACCAGTATTGTTAGAGTCTTGTACTACAGCCTTTTCAGCAGGGTAAGTACAGAATACATCGCTAGTGCCAGCTAAAACAATCTTAGATCCATTGTCGCTAGACTCTAGTACGGTGTCCCTAGACAGCGTTGTTCCTGACGATGTGTAAGTACCAATACCTACTTCCCATTCACTACCCGATACTAACGTATAGTAGGTAGTATTAGCATCACCAATGACACCAAATGATTGGAAGCCTGCACTAGCACCAGCTAATGTAACTGTGCCTGATCCTGTGGTAGTAGTAGTTTCCTTTACCCTATCTTTAAAGACGAGAGCCATGTGCTATCCTTACGCTAATTCTACGGTTAGGTTACCAGTAGTGATCTTGAAAATATCACCTGAATCAATAGTTTTAGGGAGGTCTAATGCAGTGTGGTACAAAAGGTTGCCTCCAGATAATGCATCATTGATACCTATCCAGCCAACAGTACCCCATCCAGCAGTTGCTGTAGGGAAAGTAATGTCTGCATCTGTAGCTACCAGACCTGTTGTGCCTGTTGCAGTATCAAATGTTACAACAGCTCTAGCGTATGATCCACCAGATACTTCTGCACCAGAGGCATCGTCACCAGGATTAGATGTCCATAGCGATACATAGATTGTAGTTGGAGCAGTGTACGTTGTACCGTTCAATGTTCCGTTAAGTAGTGCGTTTTCCAAATAGTTTGACATTTCAGCCATAGTAAATTACCTCTTAGATATAGTTATAGATAGTGGTTGTGCAGGATACTCAGAGTCATCATCGCTTTTAATTACTGCGTTAAGGCCTCTGTCATACATAGATGCCCATGTTTGTAATCGTTCATCGTTCATAAGATAAGGCTCGGCCTCACCGAGTGATGCGTATAGCAGCAAGTCAGGTGTGTAGGCTAACCATAGGTTAGAAGGATTAGTGTCGCTTAAATAATCTGGCTGATAAAAGTAAACCATTTGAAGCGTATAGTCTGAATCAGGTATAGGAGCAAATTGAAACTCAGAGCCTAGCAATGTGTAATAGTTAGGAGCACCTTTGTAAGATGTGCCTGCGTTTCTAAAGAAGTTGCTAGTAGATAAGAACTCTATAGTCTTTACAGGGTTACCTTGTATATGTAAGTCTTTCATAGCAAGGAAGTCTGATGGTAAAGATACTGTAGAGTCGCCTGTTGTAGCAACAGCAGTAGCTACTTTAAGCATCTGTCTTATGCGTAAATCTCTGCGTAGTCTATCTTCAGCTAGTCTAATAAACTCAGGTATCTGGTCTGTCAGATCAGTACGAGCTAGGTAGTCAGCTATCGTAGACTGTAGTGTAGTGTAGCTTGTAAAGAATGCCATTATACTGTGCCTTGTTTAGTTCTAAAGAACCTGTTGTCAGGATTGTTCAACCATGCTTTAAATCGTTTAGGATCTACTACGTGGAAACCACGCATAATCTTCT